CACAGTTGTTGACACCTATACCAAAAATAGGTGGCGCTGAGGATGATCCGCGCAAGTCGTATTCGTTTAGCGGTGTTCAAAACGTATCGCGGCAAGGCGTCCCAGTTCCAATCGTCTACGGCGAAATGATTGTCGGCAGTATCGTTATATCGGCTGGCATCAGCACCGACAAGGTTGAGGTTGCAGCGTAATGGCTAAAGGTGGCTCTAAATCTGCTTATACGCCGTCTACGACGCCAGACAACCTTGATTCAGTTCAATATGCTGAGATCATTGACCTGTTATGCGAAGGCGAAATAGAAGGTTTTCCTAACGCAAAAGATTACACAAGAGGCACGACTGCTTATAACATTGCACTGCTAAAGGATGTATTTTTAGATGATACCCCTATCCTTCGCGCCAACGCAAACCCACTAGCGCCATTAGATAGCGATTACAACTTTCAAAACGTAGAGATTTTTCCGCGTTACGGTTTGCAATCACAAGATCGCATTAACTTAGCTGAGAACGTTCAATCTGAAACAGCAGTAGGCGTCAAGGTTGAGCAAGCTACTCCCGTAACACGGACAATCAACAATGCAGGTGTTGACGCTGTTCGCGTTACCTTGTCATCCCCTCAACTGCAAGAGTTTTTTAATAATGGAGACATTTACGGGGTCGCTGTTGATTTTGCCATTGAAGTTGCTTACAACGGTGGTGCGTTCAACCGCGTTGTTTTCGACAGTTTCAACGGTCGCACAACTGACCTTTATCAACGTGAGATAAAAATACCCATCACAGGCACCCTGCCGGTTGATATTCGCGTAGTAAGAGTCACCGAAGATTTTACCACCACAAGCAAAGTTGGCGATATTATTTGGACTTCATTTACAGAAATTAAATTTGCTAAATTAACCTACCCAAACACTGCTTTAATTGGGGCCCGTGTAAACGCTGCTCAATTCGGCAACATACCATCGCGGGCCTATCGCATCCGTGGCATCAAGGTCAAAATTCCTTCTAACGCCACTGTAAGCAGCTTTGACGGTTCACTTACTTACGCAGGCGTCTGGAACGGCACTTTTGGCGCAGCACAGTGGACAACAGACCCAGCCTGGTGCTTATATGACTTGCTCATAAACAAAAGGTATGGAACTGGGCAGCACATCACAGAGGCCAGCCTTGATAAATATGCGTTCTTTACAGCATCTCAATATTGCAGCGCACAAGTGCCGGATGGTTTTAATAGCACTGAGCCCAGGTTTAGCTGTAACATCAACATCCAAACACAAGAGGATGCGTATAACGTTATCAACCAAATGGCATCAGTGTTTCGCGCTATGCCGTTTTGGAGCGCAGGCTCTATTACGATTACACAAGACCGGCCATCGGACCCTGCTTATCTATTCAACACCAGTAACGTTACCGAGCAAGGCTTTTCGTATGCTGGTAGTGCCTTAAAAACTCGGCCGACTGTTGCTGTAGTCAAGTATTTTGATATTAACGGCAGCCGTGACGCTTCATTTGAAATCATAGAAGATCAAGCAGCAATCGCTCGATACGGCATTATTAAAACTGAAATCAATGCCATTGGATGCACTAGCCGCAATCAAGCAAGGCGCCTTGGCGAATGGCTGCTGTACACCAGTCAGCAAGAAACAGAAATCCTTACCTTCTCAACAGGTATAGACGCTGGCGCAGTGGTGCGTCCAGGCCAGGTAATTTCAATCGCAGATCCAGTACGGTCTGGTGAACGCACAGGTGGGCGCATCGTTCGCGCTACACAAAATACAATTACGGTTGATGATGTTTCTAACATTAGCTTTTCGGGCACAAGCCAAACGTTATCGGTTGTCTTGCCTGATGGTTCAATTCAATCAAGAACAATCTCTAGTAGGCTTGATTCAGTCTTCACCGTTGCTAGTGCCTATAGTGACGCACCGCAGTCGGGGAGTGTTTGGATCTACGAAGACAGCGGCATTTTAACTCAGCTATTTAGGGTGCTTAGTGTTGTAGAAAATGAAGGCAGCATCTATGCCGTTACAGCAGTAGCACATAATCCAAGCAAATATAATTACATTGAGCGCGATATTCCGCTTACTACGCGGGATATTAGCAACCTAGACGGCCCGCCGGCGCCACCCATCAACTTGCAAGCAACTGAGGTGCTGTATGAAAGCAATGGTCAGGTCTTGGCAAAAGTCATCTTAAGCTGGGCACCTTCGCTCAGATCAACTGTATATCGCGTTCGTTATCGGCTAGGCAGCAATAATTTTACATCATTAGAAACATCAGCTCCTGATATTGAAATCATAAATACAGATGTTGGCCGATACGAATTTGAGGTTTCTAGCCTGTCTGCTACATCAAAAGCATCAACGCCAACACTATTTACCTTTGACACGGTTGGCAAGACGGCACCACCAGAGACAATTCCTGATTTATTTATTGCGCCAATAGACGACAAAAATGCCGAGTTGTACTGGCCGCAGTCGGTCGATATCGACGTGCGTATTGGCGGCAAAATCCGCATCCGTCATTCGCCATTGGTTGATGGTACGGCTACATGGGGTTTGACAAATGACATCGTGCCTGCCGTTGCGGGCAGCAGCACCCGCAAAATTGTGCCATTGCTAGAAGGCACTTATTTTATTCGGGCCATTGACAGCCTAGAAAATCAATCGGCTGGCGTGGCAAGCGTAATCGTAGATCTGCCAGCACCGCAAGATCCGTTTGTTGCACAAGAATACCGAGAAGAGGATAACAGCCCGCCTTTTAACGGCACTGCCACTGCAATGGCATACAGCTCAGAAGAAAATGGGTTGATTTTGGCGTCTGTTACATTGATTGATGCAATGGCGACTGATGGCAACTGGGATGGCATTGGTGATATTGATTATATTGGCGGCTCGGTCACGGAAGGTGAATACCAATTCAGCGAAACTTTAGACCTTGGTGGCGTTTATGATATTGATTTGCGTAATATCCTTAAAACTCGCGCTTACGAATCCGGTAATCTATGGGATGACCATCTGGAGTTAATAGATTTGTGGGAAAATATAGACGGCGATGATTTAAGCCAAGTGAATTGCTCCCTGTATGTTCGCGTAACAAATGACGCCACAAGCGGTACTCCAACATGGAAAGATTGGCAACCATTTGTAAACGGCAGTGCTCATGGCCGTGGGTTTCAATTTAAGCTTGAAGCAACTAGCAGCGGTCCAAGCGAAAACGTAGTCGTTGAAGAACTTGGCGTAATTACTGAACTACAACGTCGCACTGAAACCCAGCGCAACTTGACAAGTGGCGCGGCTAGCTTTACCGTAACATTCCCATCCGCTTTTTACACTGTGCCGAGCGTTGGCATTACAGCACAGGACATGGACACCGGAGACTTTTTCACGGTGAGCGGTGTTACGCGGACTGGCTTTACCGTGGTTTTTAGAAACAGTGGTAGTAGTATGGTGTCGAAAGCCTTTGATTACCAAGCTGTCGGCCACGGCAGGGAGATCACCTGATGGCACAAGCCACCGATTACAACCTTGCTAACCAGAGCGGCGCAAACTTCCGCGCTGAGCTGAACACCATCTTGGCGGCAGCCGTCAGCCAAAACTCTGGTAGCACGGCGCCGACTACTACCTACGCTTATCAGCTATGGATTGACACTAGCGCAAGCCCCAACCCACTGCTCAAAATCCGCAACGGGGCAAACTCCGCTTTCATAACGTTAGGCGACATAACGGTTGCGAACTTTGGATTGCTTGCTCTAACAGGTGGCACCTTAACAGGTGCCTTGTTAGCTGATGATGCAGGTACGGCCGCACTGCCTGCCATTGCATTTGATGGCGACCCCGATTCCGGAATATTTCGCGGCGGTGCTAATGAGTTAGGCATTGCCACTAATGGAGTTGAGCGCGTTGAGTTTGGCACCACTGAGGTGGTGTTCAATGATGGCGGCGCTGACTATGACTTCCGCGTCGAAGGTGACACAAAGTCTCAACTTCTCCTGGTAGATGCTAGTGCTGATGCTGTTTTGCTGGATGGCGACTTAACTCTTAAGGGACAAGCAGACCTCCGTTTTGCCGATAGCGACAGCAGCCACTACATAGCGTTGCAGGCACCGGCCACAATTGCAGCAGACGTAACACTGATCCTTCCGGCAGCGGATGGCACTAGCGGGCAGGTGCTTAGTACCGATGGATCTGGCACTTTAAGTTGGTCCACTGGAGGCAGTGGGGATGTCACACTAACTGGCACCCAGACCCTCACCAACAAAACCCTCACCGATCCAGCGATCATCGGCACGATCCTTGAGGACGTGTTCACCATCACCGACGGTGCCGCGTTTGAAATTGACCCCGGTAATGGCAGTGTCCAGCTAATCACGCTTGGCGCTAGCCGCACACCTAAGGCAACCAACATGGTGGCGGGTGAGTCGATCACGCTGATGGTGGATGATGGGTCGGCCTATACGCTTACCTGGAGCGACGCTACGTTCGGCGGGTCTGGTGTGGTGTGGAAGACCAACGCAGGTGTTGCCCCAACACTTAATACCACCGGCTACACCGTGATCGTGCTGTGGAAAGTCAGCACTCAGGTGTACGGCGCTCGCGTAGGTGATGCGTGATGTTAGGTAAAGCACTACTAAGCGCATCAGTATCAGCAGCGCCTGCGGTTTACGTCGAGGACGTATTCAGCACCTACCTCTACACAGGCACAGGCTCTACGCAGACGATCACCAACGGGATTGACCTTGCTGGTGAGGGTGGGTTGGTTTGGACTAAATTAAGGTCAGGCACTGCCTCAAATAACATCATTGATACCGTACGAGGACGGGATAAAGTTCTATATTCAGATAGCACACTTGCTCAACAAACATCCCCCGGAGCAGGTGATGATTTAACATCATTTAACACTAATGGTTTTTCAATTGGCGCAAATTACAACTGCTCAATTAATGTAAATGGAA